TAAATTCAATATTTATATTGCACAGGTAGGTTGTTGGTGTCCTTGGTCTCCTAACCCAGAATGTTTAGAAAATCAAGAATATGCCGAAACACAATTAAATACCCTTATGAAAGAGTACAAGAAAAATATGAATGACAAGGATGTTCTATTCGAGGGTCGTAAAAACGCGCTTTTTGCAAATAATAAACCAGAACCGGGTAATGATATAACAATTGTTGACGAACCCAAAGTGGCTGATGGTTCCGAACAAATATCCAGTGAACTCCCTGTCCAGGATACGTCGGTTGTCCCAGATGCTTCAGCTGCTTCAGATGCAGTAGAGGATGCCGTTGCAAATGCATCAGCAATTTCGGCAGAACCTGAAGTTATTGAGATGTCTGAAATTAAAAAGAGTATTGAACAAATTGATGCATGGAGTTCTCAAAAACTTGGTATTGAATAATTACCATATAATCAAAATCTACTATTTTTTCTTATTTCTTAATATTAAAGAAATGAAAGCAATTGCAATATTTTTACTATTTATAGGGTCTATACTAATTATTCAAGGATATTATAATACTAAATCAGTATGCAAGAAAGATAAGGTTATTGTTAAATATATACCTCGCAGTACTTACGAGGAACAATTAAAACCCGATGAAAGCCTGAAAATATTTTATAGGAGTATGTTTGAAGATATTTTCTTGTATCAGCGTTAATATTTTTATTTTTATCCTCAATATTAGTAAATGGATATATTAAAAGATATTGAAAAAAGCTTTCTGAATATTAATATATCTGAAAAAGATACAGATAAAAAGGGCGCAAAAGACCCATTTAATAATGCTAATGCTTCAAAACTGAATGAAATAAAGAAGCAAATAAACGATTATTTCAAAAACAAGGAAGACGAAAATAATATAATTTTACAAAAAAAATTAAAGTACGAAGATAATTACAAGATTGCAAGAGATAGAAATAATTATAATTATTTTATTTTTTTAGAAAAAAAGAGAGAATTATATAACATATTTATAGAAACTAAAACACTTGCATCACTACAAAAATACTTAAATTACAAAAATACTGATTATAATCATATCCCAGATGTATATACATATGAACATATTAACCTCGAAGAAAAGGTAAGAGTTGACGTACCAATTGATAAAAAAGAAAAAGATTGTCCTCCTGGCAAAGTACTAAATCCTAAAACAAAACGATGTGTAAATGACAAAACAAAGAAGGACGACAAGAAGGACGACAAGAAGGACGACAAGAAGGACGACAAGAAGGACGACAAGAAGGACGACAAGAAGGACGACAAGAAGGACGATAAAAAAGAGAAAGATTGTCCGCCTGGCAAAGTATTAAATCCTAAAACAAATAGATGCATCAAAGATGTTAATTATAAGCCATAATATTGATATTTTGAAGAATTAATAATTTTCTTTTCGAACTGTGTAAATAGGAGATATTATGGACAAAGATAAGACATTTAAAATAAACTGGATTAGTTTTTTTGTAGCATTTTTATTAGGAATTTTTTATGTATATATTTCATCACCACCTATAAGGAATGTTATAAAATACCCAACGCCTTATAATGCAAACAAAATAGTATATTCAAATCATAATAAGCAATGCTATAAATATAATGCAGAAGAAGTTAAATGCACAGAAACATCAATAACGCAACCTATAATATAATTATTTAGTATTATTATCGAATATTTGTATTATCGAATAATATTTATTTTTTAAATTTTTATAGATTAGAATATAAATGAATAAAAAGAGAATTGCAAAGGAACCTATTACGGGGTTAAGAGTAACAATTGACAGATTATTTTATGACGAAACCGGGCAAATTATAGTTAGTGCTTTATTTGGCCTTGCATTAGCTTTATTGTTTAGACGTATATGCAAAGATAATTGTGTATTATATTCAGCGCCAGATATTCAAGATATAGAAGGTAATATATTTAATTTGGAAAATACATGTTATAAGTATAAATCCTATCCTGTTAAATGCAATCCTATTGATAAACCATTAGAACCCTATGATATTAATAAAACACCAGATAATCTTATAAGTGTTCCTGGTTTTTTTGAAAAAATATTTTCATCTACTTAATATTATATAGTTATTCGTTTCATATTTTTTATCAAAGGTTTCAATTGTTTACGCGTTTCTCTTTTGCGTTCAGTTGCGTTCTTCTTGGTGCACTTGTGGAGGTGAAATTTTAATTGACACCAGACACAATTATCAGGTGTCTTATCACCTTCTTTCAAGACCCTTTTGCAAGCACAGCAAGGGGTAGGTGATATAGGTTCGTGTTTGTTATGAGAGGATGAGCTACTCGATTGTTTAGGAGAAGGAATATCATCTATTGTAAATTTTGTATTTGATCGCTTGACTTGTTTAGGAGGAGAATGAATATCTTCTTTAGTATTCGTTTGCTTGACTTGTTTAGCAGGAGAAGGGACATCATCTATTGTAAATTTAGTATTTGTTAGTCTGGGTTGCATTTGATGTGCTGTACTTGTATTCCTTGGTGGAGAATTATGTGTATTCTTTGGTGGAGAAGTACGAGTATTCTTTGGTGGAGAATTATGAGTATTCTTTGGTGGAGAAGTACGAGTATTCCTTGGTGGAGAATTATGAGTATTCTTTGGTGGAGATGTGTTATATTTAATCTTCTTTCGCATTACTGGTTGAGATGAAAGTTCATTCAACATAAATCCTCTTTTCTTTTTTTTAAGATACAATATTTTTACTTTTTCCCTTTTCTTTTTTTGTAATTGCACAAATTCTTTCATTGTTAATTTTCTTTTTTTCTTCTGTGGTGGAGGAGAAAAATCAGTTATTGTAAATTTGCTTTTCATACGACGTTCTAATTATATTATATTTTTTTTTACAAAATCTACATATATTTGCGTAATATAATTTATATTGAATATATTATATATCAATAGATAAAACAATAATAATGTCAACACCTATAACCACCTTACCTTTAAAAACACAACAAACAAATATAGACAATAATGATATTAATGACCCTATTGTGCAAGATGTTTTAAATGAATTTCAAGAAGAATTAATGAACTCAAAGCAACCAAATAAATCACAACAGATGACGCCACAACAAATGCAACAACAACAGCAAAACATGCTACAAATGCAACAACAAATGTTATTACAACAACCACCTATGATAAATCAGCCACCAAATTATAATTCAAGGAATTATATAAATAAATATGATAATATATCAGCATATGCAGATGTTGATATTGCAAAAAGAAGTTTAATATTAGTTATATTATCATTAATAATATATCATTCTGGTATTATTAATAATGTATATGAAAAACTACCGGATTATTTACAAGATAATTTGAATAATTTTGATATATATATAAAATCAGCGTCATTCTTTTCAGTTATATATATACTATCCTTTTTTGATTATATTTAACAAACTACTCAACTACTTAATTACTTTAACTAACTATTTCTTCGGTAATCCATATTTGCGATGTCCATATTAGCAACATAATTATTACTTTTAACAGTTGGTACAGTTAAAGCGGTTGACGCAGATGAAATGATATTTAAAAATTTAAGAATGAAGAAGACACAAACAAAAACCGATGTAAATATAACAAATATTGTTATTCCGAATAATAATAAATATGATAAAGCATCATAATTGGATTTATTAATTACTACAATTGATATAACAATTATAGAATAAAAGAGTACAAACAGCGAAAATATTGCTATAAATAAATGTTGATTTTTTTCGGTTAGATAATAAGCCCATATTAATGTTCCATAAACTACTAATGTTAGAATTGAATACCCTAAAATTGTAAATATTTTTTGTACAATTTGATCATTCTCCTCATTTGATACAAAAAATTCTTGCATTTTTATAATCTCTTAATAATAATCTATATTTTTAATTTTTATTATAATATTAAATCATATGAAAGAGACCCTAAAAATGTATTTTGTGTATCATATCCTCTAATATGTATGTTTTTATTATCTAAACCTTGTGAACCATATACATCTTCATTATATATACCTTTTTCAACACCGCGCACTTCATTATTATATTCGCTCGGATTAAAAATGTTTGATTGTGCGGCAAGAAGGTTCTCCTCTGTAATATAAGGAACGAGACCATCTTCGCCATTATTTACTCCGCTCGGTATTTTTTTTTCATTATGAATATGACCATTACTCATATTCATAATACATTTATCATGGACATCTGTTTCTGAACCAACTATTGTTTTATCCTTAATAACTACATCAGATAAATCAGATTTATCATTAACACTATTTTTAATAATAAGTTCGCTTGTATATATTCTAAAATAAAGTGTCAATAGACATATTGATAATATAAATCCAAATATATTATCGATAAATAGTAAGAGTATCATGCAAGTTAATGCTAAATAAAATTGGATTATTATATCCTTAAAAAGATTTTTAAAAGGTATTTCTTTAATAATTATTACAACAGATAATAAAATTAATGCTAAAACTCTCAAAGAGGTAATAATCATAATTATTTTTTAATCTTGTACTACTACTATAATCCATATAAAAAAATGACACATATATATATATGTATTTAATAATTAATATTACTATTAATGTATTCTTCTATCTTGTCTAAAAATGGCTATGGTATTTTGAAGTCTGAATTAGATGAATATAAGCTTGAAAGTATTAGAAAGGATTTAACGATGACCCCTAAAGTAAACTTTGATATTGGAAAATCTAAATCAAAATCTAAAAATAATAATTCAAATGCCGAGGAAGTTTCATTTAATCTATATAGTGAGAATGAAAAACGGATTTATATTCCAAGATATTATGGGTTGCAAAAGTATGGTTTGCCTACATTATGTAAATTAACAAGTGGCAAAGATATAAATATTGAGTTTGTTGGTAATATTAGAGAAACACAACAAGAACCTATCGACAACTTCTTAAAAGCGGCACGCGACCCTCTAAAAATGGGTGGTATTATTTCGGTTCCTTGCGGTTTTGGCAAAACTATTATGAGTTTATATATTGC